TGAATTAATATTAACATTATGTTAAGTTCGCTTGTTCCTTTCATTAAATTTTTCAACATCAGAACATTTTTAACTTTTCTAAAATGTGTAAAGATGACACTAAACGAACTTGTAGGCTACTTGAAGAGCTTACCCAAATGGTCTCGTGTCTCGATCGTGGTTGCGGCTGCTGTTGCGGCTGTCGCCATCTTACTCTCAAGTTGCACTCGATACTCTTATACCTACGTGAAGGGTTCCGAGGTTGAATACGAACAGGTCGATTCGATGAACATATCTCGTATTAGGCGATGAGGTTTCCCGAGACTTTCCGTAATTCAAGATGCATGGACGCTTTAAGGGGCGTTTGTGTGTTGCTTGATATTTTTCACAAGGCCTCTTATTTGGATTATTGTGATGGTGTTATTATGTGTCCTGCTACTTACGATTCCCTAGTTGCGCTTGGTGGCTATGGTTTCCGTTTCTCTTATCAGAAGGAATTTTCCTTTGTTGGCTCTGTTGATTTCATTCTAACTATTCGTGTAGATGATATCATACGTCGTATTTTCGAAGTTGTACCTAAAACCGATTGTCATGTCACGTTTCAAAAAAAAAAGAGGAAAAAGTAAATCTACTCGTCCTCACACTCAGATTTTCGACGTTGGAGGTAAACGGTTGTAATGTCGCATTGTTTACGTCCTCGTCAGATTATTAATCCTCATTTTGATCCTAAGACTACACTCGGAGCTAAAAACCTCCGAGCGTGGCGCATTGCGAACGGCTCCCCGCAGGGTTATCCCGAGGATTATCAAATTTTAATTGACTGTGGCAAGTGTCTTGGTTGCCTTCGTGATAAAGCCCGCTCTTGGCGTGTTCGTTTGCTTCATGAACATATGTTTGGCAATCATGATTCCTGCACGTGTTTAACATTAACTATTGCGCCAGAATATTATGAACAGTTCCAAACCAAACCAGGCATGGCTTCTGCTATGCGCGCTTTTATTGATCGGTTGCGTTATTATGTGCCCGGTCGTCGCTCTCCAAAGCGATTTTTCATTTCAGAACTCGGAGAGAAGCGTGGACGCCTCCATTTCCACGGATTCGTCTGGGATTGCAACATTTCCGAGTACGATTTGGTTCGATCATGGAGGTATGGATTTATATGCGCCCGACCCCTCCTATCTGCCAAGCAGTTGTCTTACGCCACGAAATACATCACAAAACCCGCCGTCGGTTTCCACAAACCAACGATCTTTGTATCCCCCGGCCTTGGACGATCCTACTGCAACCAGGAGCGATGGCGATCTTGGCACAAGCAAGGAAATGCTAATGATCCTCTTAACTTTTATTGCAAGTTTGATTCTTTTGTGTATGCTATGCCTCGTTATTATCGCACGAAGATTTTTACGGATGATGAAATATGTAACTTTAAAGTTTTGTTATCCAAATCTGAGCGACCCTTCGAAAAGGTTCTTGGCAGGCAAACCTATACAGACCCATTCACCTTTGCGCAAGATCGAGCAAAGGTGCTCGAGGTTACTCTTCGGTCAGGGAAAAGCGAATCTTTAACCCCTAAACTTCGTAAGGATTCTTTGCGTGAATACAATCCTTACGATGATACAAATGAATTCACTTTAAATCTTTATCCTTTTTAATTATGGCTTTATTCCCAAAAGAAAAAGTGCGAGCGCCAAAGATGGCGCATCATGATCGTTCGCATTATTTTCGGACGTCGATGGCTCCGGGTCTTGGTTATCCGATTTATTGCCGTGAAGCTTTGCCTGGCGATCAGATTCAGTTGGAATTTAAGCACCTTATGAATACGCAGGCGATTCTTAATCCCCTTTACGGTTCGTATCGCCTTCAAATATGTGTATTCTTTGCTGGCACTTCGCTCTATATACCTCGTCTTTGGCGTAATGGTTTCATGACGGCAGGATCGCGTAGTATTTTGGATGTACCATATCCGACTTTTAATCTTGCAGCCACAAAGCCTATCACTCGGGTTCACGAATCCTCCCTCCCGGCCTTCCTTGGCCTTGGTGTTGGTTATGGTCGCTTTGCTACAGGCACACCCACCAAGGGAGGCTATATTAATCTTATCCCTTATATGGTGTACTACGATATCTTCCGGCATTATTATGCCAATCGTCAGGAGGATGTCTTTCCGGTTATGACCGCTTCCTGGGGTGCACCTAATCGTGTACGTTATTTCTCTCTTTCAGGTTTGGATAATTTTTATTTAAATCTACCTCCTTCCGGCGGTTCGATGAATCCGAACAACTATATTAGTAATACACCGATTGCCCAGCTTTTCGCACCTCAGCAGGCCGGTTCGGCGGTTGTGTCGCCTTCTATGGCCGCGCCGCTTGGCGGTTTGTTTCAATGTTGTTACATGCCTGATCGGATGAATGTGATCCTTAATGATTCGTTTTTCGATAAGAATGTTTCGACGGTTGTTGTATCTACGGTTGGCGATTCGTTTCAGGTTGACCAGCTTGTTACGGCTAAAAAGCTCTGGAATGCCCGAAATAAGGACGTTATTACTAACGGTACGTTCAAGGACTGGATTCGTGTTCATTTTGGTGTTACGCCTAAGATCATGGACGATATGCCTACATTTTGTGGTGCTATTTCTTCGGATATTCTTTTTGAGGATATCCGTGCTACAACTTCTGCTAAGATTGGCGATGCTGACCAATATCTTGGTGACAAAGGTTCGTCTGCAGTTGGTTATGGTGAATCGCGTAGATTTAACATTGTTGCAGATCGCCCCGGTTACGTTATGGCCATTGCGACCCTTGTTCCGCGTGTAGACTACTATCAGTTTACGGAGCGTTATGCATTGCATAGTAAGCTTTCGGATTCTTTCTTGCCCGAGTATAATGGTATTGGTTATCAGGATGTTCTGGTTGGTGATCTTAATTCTGAATTTCCGGAAGGTTGGGATGCATCGAAATCTTATGCCGCCGAGGCTGATCCTTTTACTAATTCTGTTGGCAAACAGCCTGCCTGGATTGAGTATATGACGGCTGTAAATAAGATTCGTGGTTCGTTCTGTTCGACTGAAAAGTCATGGGTTCTTGCTCGCGACATGCGTGTTGACGATTCGAGTGATTCCACTAGGCCTCCTACTAAGGCTACGGTTTCTTCGGCGTATATCGATCCGGGTGACTGGAATCAGCCGTTTGCAGATCAGTCTGCTACGGCTCAGAATTTCTATGCCCAGTTCTATATCCGTGATCGTGTTCGTTCTACGGTTCTTAAGCGTTTACGACCTAAATTTTAAAGTTATGCGACTTTATCAAAAACAGAAATTACAGCGGTTTAAAGAACCTGCTGCGGTTACTTCGCCTGGTTTTACTCTTTCCGAGATTATTGCTCAGTTCTATGTCGAGGGTGTTGTGCCGGACTTCATCCCGGCCGATTTAGGTGAAGATTTAGTCGATGAGACTGACGCCGAGGGTCGTTGGCTTGTTGATCCAGCCGGCGATATTCGTACAGATCGTCTTGATAAGTTGGAAAACGATCTTATGGCTGGGCTTGATGCTGTTGTTGACCCTGCGCCGGCTTTCGATCCTGCGCCGGCTTCCGATCCTGCGCTGGCTTCCGATCCTGTGCCGGCTTCTGATCCGGGGCCTGCCGAGTAGTAACCAGAAAATCGGGGAATACAATATATAGTACTTGATAATATTGTATAAGTGTGGAAATCCTTATAAAGGGATTCCACACTGATCCCCGATTTTCTATAAAATCTTTCTGTATGGCCAATCTAGATCAGTACGCACCCTACGTGGATGCGGTAGGAAACGCGGCCATGAATTTTGCAATGGCTGACCTTTCCTACAAGAAAAATAAAAAGCTACTCCAGCAGCAGTATAAGTACCAGAAGGAAGCCGCGGAGCTTGCATGGCAACGTCAAATGCAGTTCTACGAGGATCAAAAGGCCTATAACGATCCTAACGCGGTTCGTCAGCGTTACGAAGCCGCAGGCCTGAATGTTAACGCCGCCTTTGGTACTGCTGGTAGCTACTCCCCTACCAATGCTCCCTCTTCTGTGCAGCCTGCAGGTGGTGTTTCGACCCCCTATGTCGATTATACCAACATGAAGTTTCAAAGCGCCCTTAGTCTTGCAAGACAGCAGGCCGAGATTGACCTTATCAAGGCTCAAGCCGATGAAACCCGCGGTCGCACCCTTGACCCAGGCGAGACCCAGCGAGGTCAGAAGCTTGGCAATGATCTCACAGCTTTGAATGCCCGCCTTACTGATGCCAATATAATTGGCAAGGGTTTGGCAAACAGGCTCGATTCTCTTGATCTTCGATTCCGCAATGAGGTATATGATACCTCGGTGGCAATCGAGCGCCAGAAGGCCTTGAATATTGCCAAGCAGTACGAGGTAATGAACGAGGATATTGTCCGCTCGGTTGCTAGTCGATCTCTTACGGAAGATCAGCGCCAGGAGATTCAGTCTCGCATTTGGCTTAATGCCCGCAACGGTGCTTTGGCTCAGATACAGGCTGAGTATCACGGTAAGCTTTCGCAGGCTCAGATTGATGAACTTGTGGCTAAGACTGATTCGTTGGAGTCAACAAAGAAATGGCTTGACGAACGCGTTAAGACGGAGAAGGCCTCGAGGCGTCTTACCGATGCTAAGGCTGAACTTAGTATGATTGATCTTCACGATCTTCGCAATATACCCGAGAAAACGAGGCAAATTACGCGTTCCATGAAGATGATCAAGGATGGTTTGATATATTAATGTTTTTTTATACATTTGCCTTATGGAACGACCTGTTGACACTCTTGCACGGTTAATAATTGCCGTGATTAAGGCGAAAGTTTACATCTTCGTCTTTCTTCTTATTATGTTTTTAGGTGCCGAATTGAGGCAGTGTATAGGATGACCAATCTCGTTTTTTTTCTTTTTGAAGTCCCGGCCTTTTGAGACCGGGCTTTTTCTTTTGCCTCAAACTCAATAAACAGGCACCGCAGGTAGCGTTTAGCACCTTTATAAGGTGCCATGGTCGCGGACGGAGTCCGCTGGCACGTAAGCGATGGTTTACCATCGCGCCCGTAAATACCCGATATAAATATCTGTGCGAAGCACA